AATTCATTACAATCTCTTTCAGATTTTTTCTCAAATAATTTTCATCCAATTTCTCAAAGAGAATTAGAACAACTTGGAGAATTTGTAAATGATAGTAGTTATGAAATGGTTCGTTTAGCGTTAGAAATTGCAGTTGATAATAATGCACGTACTATCAAGTATGTTCGGTCAATTATCTTTAATTGGGAAAATAATAATATCAAAACCCCTGAAAACTACCATGCATTTGAAGCAGAGCGAAAGCGAAAGTATGCATCTAATAGTCAGAATAAATTCCAGCAGCAAAAGCCAGTCAAAAAAGCTCCTGAATGGACTGATGAGGGCAGATTAATTAAAGCTGGTGTCGATACAACTGGAATGACTCAAAATGAAATGTACAAACTAGCTGGGGAAATGGGGTTGCATAATGAATGAACTCAGAAAGTATTATCTCGAATTAGCTAGTAGAGTCTGTGAGGGAATCACTCCAGACCATTATGACAGGTGGCTTAAATGGGCCAAAGAAAATGGATTACTGATAAGTCCTTGGATGTTTATTTCATCTATAACTAGCCTGAGTGTCGCAGAAGTATCAAAACGCATCTCACCTTGGCACATGGAACACGGAAAACGTGTTGAGGACGAGTACGAAAAAATAAAAATCGTTTAAAAAGGTCAATATATGAAATTTGAATTTAACTTTCTCAGAAAAGAAATGATAAATGAGAATGATAACAAGGGCACAACTTATGGTTCAAGAATTGCTGCTAATAACACCAAACAGCGTTTAAGACGGATTGCATGTCGAACTGCTCATGAATGGCTAGACCAGTCAGATGAAGTATTTGAGCAATTCCATGAGAAGCACCGTTGCGATGTATTTGTCGTAATTTATCCGCCCAAACGCTTTAAATATGATCCACCAAATTATGAACCAACATCAAAAGCATTAATTGATGGACTGACAGATGCTGGAATTTGGAATGATGATAATTACAATGTTATTCGCAGAACAAGTTTTGAGCATGGTGGACTTTCTGGAGATACAAAGACCTGGAAAGTAGAGTTAGTAGTGAAAGAACTGACAGAATAGCATTAAATCATGAAAATTACGGTTACATTGAGCGCTTGAACCATTTCGTGGATAATTTATCATGAACTAGCTAAAAGCGCTTAGAAGCTAAAATATGAGGTAGTAATATGTTCAGCAAAAATGAAATAAGGCGTGGAGATAAAATATGCTTCCGCGACACAAAATTCTTAAAAGTTATCGAAGTTACTGACAAATACATAACGGTTGAAAAAGACCAGTTCACAAAAAAATCAGTTAAGCGTGATGATTTTAGAATTGTAAAAATAAATGGAAGATACCATGCATGTGAACTCTTTGACAGAGTTGTGAAGTGAGGGATGAGATGATACCAAAATTAAGAGCTTGGGATAAACAAGATGAACGTATGAGTTATGGAGAGGTTGAATATTTCGACGATAGCATTAATTATCGTTTTGACCATTTCTGGACTGGCGCTGATGAAGACGTTGAATTTATGCAGTCAACAGGATTAAAAGATAAAAATGGCATTGAAATTTATGAGGGTGACATAATAGCTAATCAAAACAAAGAGCCAGAAAATTGGTACATCAGCCATCACGAAGTTGTTTGGCATGACACTGGATTCATGGGCAAACAAATTTGCTCTTCTGGTTCATACATCGGACTAGCTCATTGGACTAGTGGAGAAAATGGATATGTTGTCATCGGAAATATCTATGAGAACCCTGAATTATTGAAAGGACACGAAAAATGATTAAAAAAATAAATGTAACATGCGAAAAATGCAAAGAGAGTTTCATATTTACAGCTGAAAGTTCATTCGTTGATAAGGTTTTAGATGAAGGACATTATATTTGCTTCACTTGTGAAGATAAAAAAAGTGAGGACACGAAAAATGACTAATAAAATTAAGTTAATCCCTCTGATAGTTCCATTAAGAGCTAAGAAATATAAATGGAATCATGATAACTGTTTTTGCAGTCAATGCTGTCCAGTGAAATGGAGAAATGAAAATGACTAAGTTTGAAGAAGAAGCAATTAAAGAAGCTAAAAAAAGTAAATTTATAATGAACTCTTATGATGGAGAATTTACTGCTTCTGATATTGGGTTAAATATAAAGTTAGGGAGAGTCGCTTTCAACTTTCCGTGGTTAGAATTTGCTAAAAACTGGCACTCAGACGAAGAGTTTCAGTATTTACTTGAACAGAATGCTGAATTGACTCAAGAAAATAACCTTGTAAATCAAATAAACTCTAAACTGGATTCGCAAATCATTGATTTAAAATCCCAACTCCAACAGCAAGCCCTGCCAGTCGTGCCTGAGTGTGTGGGGGAAACTGTAGAGCTTCTTAAGAAGAATCCAGAAAGTTCATGGTCAAAACTATATAACTCTTTAGGAGAAGAAGGCGTTGATTGGTTAAACGAATTTCAACATAAAGATGAAAGATTTGGTTTTGGAGAATTAAACAGTAAACTATTTGTCCTTTTCTATTTAGCAATCAATGGTTTCACAGTCGAAAAACCGCAGCTGTTCTATTTGCGTGAGAAGAATACGGGATATTATTTGCGCAAAACAGGAAATAACGAGTATGGAATCACTCCTCATTATTCAAACGATTACGACGAAAAATACATGCATTACAAATTTACCCAGCAAGAAATCGACAGCATGGAAACTGGGAGCTATGAACAGATTGAGGTGGCGAAATGAGCGAGAAAAAATATGAAGTTGAATTTTTAAATAATGATGATGGCAGATTTTTACTTTTTGGAGGATTAGCCAATTATCATGAATGTTTTATAGAACAGGAAGAAAACAACGAAGGATATTGGCAACAATATTTTACCGAACAAGAAATCAAGTCAATTGATGAACGTTACTGGCAGTTTGCTGTGCCTGTGGAGGACGGAGAATGAGCGACCCTTGCTACAAAGATATAACTTGTCCTTATTGTGGTTATATTAGCAATGAACCCACAGCATGGATTGATGATTCAAGGTGCCCTCGCTGTGAAAAATGGATGATTCACAAAGAGCATAATCTTTTAGAAGATGAGCTTAAAGCTTTAGAAGAAGAATATAAAATTAGACGTAAAAATATTTATAAAAAATATGAAACTAAGCCAGTATTCAAAATGGAGAGAATTAAATGACAAGAGAATTTAAAAAACTAAACGAAAATGCGACACTTCCAGAAAGAGCGACAAAACACAGCGCAGGTTATGATATTTCAGCAAGCGAAACAGTTACGATTCAACCTGATGAAATTAAATTGGTAAGTACAGGTCTAGCTGTTCAACTTGGACATGATGAAGTACTGAAATTATATGACCGCTCAAGCAATCCAGTTAAGCGTGGCATTTCATTGATTAATTCAGTAGGAATTATCGATTCAGATTATTATCCTAATGAATTTAAAGGCTTGTTTATGAACATCTCAAAAGAGCCTGTAACGATTGCTAAAGGTCAACGAATTATGCAAGGGGTATTTGTCAAATACCTTACAACAGACGATGACAATGCAAACGGAGAGCGTGCAGGCGGATTTGGTTCAACTGGGGAGGTGTGAGAATGAAAAATTTAACAGCAGCACAATTGATTGAAGAACTTGAAAAATTACCACAAGATGCCTTAGTTGCAGTATCAGGCGAAGACACTTCATGGGGAATCTGCCAAGCGGTTCATACTGATGGCATTGTGGACCTAGTATTAAATGAGGAGCTTTGATATGACTGAAATTTCAGGAAAAAGTTTGCATGAAATATACAAAGAAGATGCTAGAAAATATAAAGAGTCGATAGAAAAAGACTTGAAAGCTAAAAAACGTAACGCCACTGACAAACTTTCGGTTGAAAAACTCCAAGAACAGCTTAACACTGCGAAAAAGGCACTGACAGAAATTTACAATCAACCTGAAGATGATGGAACTATTAGTATTGATGAGTATCCATCACAAATTAGATATTACGCTAGAACAGCACTCGCAGCGATTGGAGGGGATGATGAGTAAAGAAGATTGCCACACTTGTGGAGAAGAATTTGAAGATAAATGTGAGTTTTGTTCAATGGCTTATCCTTTCTGTTCGCAAGAATGCTATGACAACTACATGAAAAATGAAGGGAGCGGCGATGAGTGAATTAGAAAAAACAGCACCAAATGAGATTTATTTGATTGTCGGAGATACTGGCACAGATTGTAATTTCAACGAATTAGTAGAAGTTACTTGGGCTGATGAACCTATTTACGAAGAAACAGCAATTAAATACGTTAAATCTTCCCAGCTCACGATTCCTCAAAGCATTGCGGATGAGTTGGACAAATATGATTTTGAACTTACTAGCAAGGGTCTTATGTACAGGAATATAGGTGGGACATTGGTAGAGTTTTCCAGAGTAACATATGATGAAATACCACAGTTAATTGTTCAAACTATTGCTGGTAATTATCGAATAGTATTCGCCTACCTCAATCCGCTTACTCGTGATTTAGTGAAAGTGGTGGAGGGATGAAACCAATTTTAGATATGTGTTGTGGTTCTAAAATGTTCTATTTTGATAAAGAAAATCAAAATGTTGAATATTGTGACATTCGAGAAGGTACTTATACAAATTTAGACCGAGGGAATGTCAGAGTTACAGATGTTAAACCTGATACAATTGCAGACTTTAGAAAGTTACCTTTTGAAAATAACTCTTTCTACCAGGTAATTTTTGACCCACCGCATCTTAAGTATGCTGGAGATAATAGTTGGCTCAAAGCAAAATATGGATGTCTTGACCGAGAGACCTGGGAAGCAGATTTAAAAGCTGGATTTTCAGAAGCATGGAGAGTTTTGAAATTAAATGGGACATTAATTTTCAAGTGGAATGATATTGATATTCCGTTAGCTAAGTTATATCCATTATTTCCAGCTCAACCAATATTTGGCCAGAAAAGACCTAAAAATAAAAAAGGAAAATATTCTCATTGGTTAGTGTTTATGAAAGTAGAGGATATCACAGAATGACCGACAAATTAATATCGCTGGTCATCAAAGTGTGTGACTGGTGGGGAGGGATGATTGAATATGAATAAGAATAACTTAGCTGAAATTAATAAGATCGAACGTGAGATTAAAGAGGTTGATTCAATTGTCAATACTTATATTACAGCACCTAGGAATTTACGTTTAATTCAATTCAAGAAACGTTTCAAGCTTCGACTTAGAGGTTATGGTGTTTTAGAAGAAAAAGAATATATCATGGATGATATTCTTACTTCCAAAGTAATCGGTATACTCAGACAACATAGAGAAGACTTAATATCTAAGCAAAAAGAACTATGGGAGGAAAAATGAAACTAATGTGTAAGCTGTTCGGGCATAAGTGGTCGGAATGGAGAATTTATTTATTTGGCACTCATGAAGAACGCTCTTGTCGGTGTTGCTACATCAGAGATAAACGAATTCCACGCTCATACCTTGACGAGTCAGAGAACGTGTTCGGAGAGGAAAAACAATGACAGACACAGTAATTTATATTATTTTTATCGCTCTTTTCATCTTAATGATGTTATTAGATTTCTTAAAAATAAAATCGAATAATAAATTAGAAAAAATTAAAGAAGAAATTTACGAACTTGAAACAGATATCATGAAAAAAACGATTGAGCAAAATGAAATACTCGTAAAATTCATTAAGGGGAATAGTGATGACAGAAGCTGAAAAATGGCTTGATAAACACATGGATTGAGGTGGAGAATGGGATTAAACGATATTGATTATATGAATTCCGAAATCGGAAGAGCAGAACTATCAGCACAATTTAAGCTTAAACAAATACATGGTATTACGAATAGTCTCTTGAATAATGAAAATAGCAATAACAAGCCAACGAAATCCGATTTTGCTATTGGTTATATGGTAGCCATAATTAATGTTATTGATTATCTATCAAATAACGAAGATAAACACATGGATTGAACGCAAAAAAAGCCCAAATCAAAGATAAGGGCTTCGGGGGATTAACAAAAATTAACGTGAGGATGTGTCCATGCAAGATAAACAAGGTCTAACCTGGAGTGATGGATATATTTCTTTAACATATTCCATGGCATCAAGGTCATTTTCAAATTGTTTATTAATAAGATACGAATCAGTGACTGTCGGGCGATTAGGGCAAGCACCTTTGTGTACTTCATGATAACCGCTAAAGTCGCCAGTTTTATTTACAACATAACTCATGATTAAATCCTCCTTCAAATAGTTATATTCTATTATTTTAAAACTTTTATTAGTCTAGCACAAGGAATATGATTTAAATAAAAGGAAATATAAAAAAGCCCAAGCTGACCTAGCTTGAGCGAAATACTGAACAATATTGCGAATTTTTTTGGTCTTAAATATTATAGCACATATAACTATAATTCATATCAAAATAAAAAAACCCGAACTGACCAGGTTCGAGTTATATGTTCTAGGTTTAAATTTTATTCTTAAAATTTAGGTCTACTACATTATACCATAATAAAAATAAGTTATAACAAAAAAGCTCGAGTTGACCAAGCTTGAGCGATTGTTGTAAAAATTATTAGTTAATATTAAATGGTCACATTTATTATACCACTGATTAATTGACAACTATAAAATTTGATTTATTAAAAAATCTTTAATTATAACAAAATGCCCGAACTGACCAAGTTCGAGCGAAATACTGAAGAATACTGCGATTTTTATTTTTGGTCATCAACATTATAGCACACAGACCAATAATTTATTCCAAAATAAAAATGCCCGAATTGACCAAATTCGAGCGGGTGTGATAAAAAATATTTTCTATATTTTTTTGTGGTCACACGTATTATATCATACTGAGCTAGGAACTCGCTAAACTCAACTGGAGGGAATAAAATGGAAATGGTCTGTAATTTCATAGAAAAAGCCGGTAAAGCTTTTGATAGAAGTATTTATAAACCAATTACTCATGGAGTTACTTATTTCTACGAAAAAACAAAATACTATGTACTCTTATTCGCAATGTCATGTTTGATTATAGGATTGATATTAAAATCTATGGGTATTACATGAAAACAAAAAAGCCCACGGCAATGGGCTTCGGCAACTGAATTTCTAACTTAATTATACCACAAAAGGAGAATTTGATTAATGGCAGATAAGTTAGATAGAATTATTGGAGATTACGTAAATGGCAGACTTGAAGCCAGAATAAAATCAATTGAAAGCAGATATCTTTATAAACAAAAAGTAGATAACTTAGGTATTCGTACAGCGTATTCTGGTGGTTCGGAACCTGAAAGTCATGTCTTAAATAAAGAAGCTCTTGAAAATGATGAGGAATACATCAAACTCAAAGACCTGATGTACCAATTCAACCTATGGTATGATTCCTTGATTTATAATGAAAAAGAAATTGTAAGGCTGAAACACTTCGGTTACGGTGGGCTTACTTGGTACAGAGTGATAATGGAGCTTGATAACGAAGGAATTGAGATTTCAGAAAAGAAAGCTAAGTTTATTTATTATCGCTTTAGAAAAGACATTGACCCTCATATTATTAGTTTCATCTGAAATCATGGGACAAATTGGGAGAAAAATAGCACGTTTTTGGCATAAAATTGGCACCTCAACCCTTATTTTTGCTGATATACTTGTATTATGAAGTAATGTAAAAAAAATAAAATCATCAGAAATGGCGATTTTATTTTTCTTTTAATTAATGATATTATTAGTTAATAAAATTGATTAGGAGATTTAAATTTTGAAGGATTTTTTGAATTATGTTATCTATCTAATAGGCATAGGTTTATTAGCATTTGCTGTCTATACAATTAGGAAGATTCCTGATATGGTTAGTGATAAACTAAAAACTGATAGAGAATTTGAATTTAACAAAGCATTACAAATTGATGAATTCTATCGAAAAGATGGAAATTTACAAAATATCATGCTGGAATGGACGCATTACGCAATTGTTAATGATGCAATGGATAGCTTGAATACAGACAAAGGGATAAAAAAACTTCAAGTATTAGTTCAGAAAACTGTTGGGTATGGCTCTAGCCGTACAGTAAAACTGTTGACAGAAATGTTCCAAGAGGTATATCAAGATAATGCAGAAAATAAATCAACTAAATCCGGTGAATCAGGCTTTAGTACAATGGTAATCATGGCAATGATAGTTTCTTCTTTAAAAGAGGATTTCACAGGTCAAAAGATTGAACCTTTAGATATACTTAAAATAAAAATTAATGATTATGTCGACTATGAGGATAGTTTCAAAAGAATTCTGAATGAAATAAATACTAAATTAGGAGTAAATATTTAAAAATGAATATTAATTTTGTAGCTCTAGCCTTGGCTTCTATTGTTGTAAGCCTGCTGTTTATTGGAATCTTTATTCTAGTTTACAAATGGTTGAAGAAATAATAAATATAGCTAGACTATGAAAAAGATAGGTTGTCCAATGGGCAGCCTTTTATTGTCGGAGAAAGGTGGTGGAAAATGAGTAAATTAAATCTTAAGCAACAAGCATTTGCTGATGAGTACATCATCACAGGTAATGCTTATCAATCAGCTTTAAAAGCAGGATACAAAGAGAATTATGCTAAAAATGCTCAAGAGAAATTGGTGGAAAAAGGTGGAAAAGTCTCTGAGTATATCAAAAATAAGCTGAAAGAGATTCAACTGGAGCGCCATTTGACAATGGAAGAAGCCTTAGCTATTACAGCTTCTATCGCAAAGGGAGAACCACAGCGATTTGAAAAAGTGCTACGTGATCCTGAAACAAATGAAATTATTGAGCGTGAAGTGAGTGAGTATTCAGCGGGTTTTAAAGAGAGAAACCAAGCATTAGAACACTTCTATAAAATTAATGCAGCATTTATTGACAAACAACAAATAGAAGTGACTGAAACGCCTGTGTTTGTCGATGACCTAGGTGATGACGATGGCTAAACTATCTGAGTTTATTCCTAAGGCTTTTGCATGTACTTGGCGAGCTGCTTTAAATAGTAATATCTTAAATATCGTTGAAAAAGGTGGTCGTGGTTCAGGTAAATCATCTGACATTGCACATATTATTACTCAATTATTAATGAGATATGCGGTTAATGCAGTTGGTATTCGTTATGTTGATAATACGTTAGAGCAGTCAATCTATGAGCAAATGAAGTGGGCTATTGAAGAACAGGGAGTGACTCATTTATTTAAGTTCAATAAGTCACCATTGAGAATTACTTATATTCCACGTGGAAACTATATGATATTCAGAGGGGCGCAAAACCCTGAACGAATTAAGTCATTAAAAGATAGTAAGTTTCCTTTTGCAATTGGTTGGATTGAAGAATTAGCAGAATTTAAAAGCGAAGATGAAGTAACAACTATCACTAACTCACTTCTACGTGGGGAATTAGATGATGGTCTTTTTTATAAGTTTTTCTATTCATATAACCCACCAAAGCGTAAACAATCATGGGTGAATAAGAAATATGAATCATCATTTCAACCAGCTAATACTTTTGTTCATCATTCTACTTATCATGATAACCCATTTATTTCTAAAGAGTTCATAGAAGAAGCTGAAGCAACTAAAGCTAGAAGCGAAAGACGCTATGACTGGGAATATTTAGGAAAAGCAATTGGTTCTGGAGTTGTACCGTTTGATAATTTACAAGTTGTGCCTGGTTCAATTACTGATGATATGGTTGCAAACTTTGATAATATTCGGAATGCAGTTGACTTTGGTTATGCTACTGACCCACTAGCTCATGTAAGGTGGCAATACGACAAGAAAAAGAATGGAATATATGCAATTGACGAGCTTTATGGTCAAAAAATAAGTAATAGAGAATATGGGAAATGGTTGCACAAGAAAAATTATTCTAGTGATACAATATTTGCTGATTCTGCTGAACCTAAGAGCATAGCTGAACTTAAGACCGAACACAACGTTCCACACATTAAAGGCGTTAAAAAAGGACCTGATAGTGTTGAATATGGCGAACAATGGCTTGATGATTTAGATTTTATCTGTATTGACCCCCGAAGGACTCCTAAAATAGCTTGGGAGTTTGAAAACATCGACTATCAAGTAGACAAAGATGGTAATCCTAAACCAAGGTTGGAAGATAAGGATAACCATACGATAGATGCTACAAGGTATGCTTTTAGTGAAGATATGAGAAATGTTAAGACCACGATTGCTTCTAAAGCAAGTTTTGGTTTTTATTAAAGGAGAAATATGGCAATTAAAATAAATAGAGAGATGGCAGGTGATTTAAATAATCCTTCTTCTGAATTGCTTAATCATTGTATTAATCAGCACCAAAGTGATTTTTGGCGTTTGGAAAAACTATCTGATTATTATGATGGCAAGCAAGATATTTTAAAAAGAACAAAAGATAGTGCTGCGGCGCCTAATAATAAAGTTGTTGTCAATCATGCAAAGTATGTAACTGATATGAACGTTGGTTTCATGGTAGGAAATCCAGTAGCTTATACAAGCAGCGATGATATTCAATCTATTCTTGATGCATATACAAAAGTTGATATTGTCTCTCATGATACAGAACTTGAAAAAGATTTGTCAGTATTTGGTATAGGTTATGAATTGATTTATATGAATCAAGAACCACAAACTGGAAAAGTATTTGCTGATATTAAATGTATTGATCCACGAGGGATTTTCCTTGTTACGGATGATACGATTGATACCAATCCTTTATTTGCAGTGCATTATCAACCAGTATATAACCTTCAGGGTGCTGTCGATTATTATCTTGTTAAATACTATAACGACAATAGAGTGTTGACATATAGAGCAGCTTCTATTGGTTTCGGAGATTATCAATTAACCAAAACACTTCCGCATTATTTTAAGGCAGTACCTGTTATTGAATATCGAAATAATGAAGAACGACAAGGAGATTTTGAGCAAGCAATTAGTTTAATTGATGCTTATAACTTGCTTCAGTCTGACAGATTGAACGATAAAGAAGCTTTTGTTGATGCTATTTTGGTTATCTTGGGATTTGACTTAAGAGATGGAGATGGTGAACGTTTAGCAAAAGAAAGACTGTTAATTAATACAAATGCTCCAGGTGAAAGTAGCGTAAGTTATTTAACAAAAACAATGGACGAAAGTTCAGTAGCAATATTACGAGATTCATTACTTGAAGATATTCATAAAGTGACTTATGTACCTAATATGAATGATAAAAACTTCTCAGGAAACGTTTCAGGCGAGGCAATGAAGTACAAACTCTTTGGATTGCTACAGCTTATGTCAGTGAAGTCAAGATACATGATAAAAGGGCTTAGACAACGTTTGATTCTCTTTGCCAATTATTTAGAGATTGGCAATAACAATGTTGATATTGACGGTATTAAGATTAAACTCAAACCTAATTTGCCAATCAATACAACTGACATTGTTAATCAAATCGTTCAGGCGCACCAAGCAGGGATTTTACCTCTTAAAGTGTTGCTTTCATGGCTTCCAGATATTGATAATGTCGATGAAGTTCTTGAACAGTTACAAGAGGAAAAAGAGGAAGCTATCGAAATGAATCAGAAAGCTATGGGCATTCAGTCAGAAGATAGCCACTCTAATCTTGATGATCCACCTGATGAAAATGAGGAAGAAAATCAAGATGATAACAATAACCAGTCTGACAATCAGACCAATCAAAAAGGAGACCAAGAAAATGGCCAAAACAAAAACAACAAAAAACAAAACTCAAAAAACTAATGCTAAAGCAGCAAAAACTCCTAAAGTAACTAAAGCAAAAATAAAAACTGCTTCTAAAACAGCTACTACTAAAAAGAAAGTAGTCAAAAAACCAGTAGGAAAAACAAAAAAAGCTAAATAAATACAACTTTCAATAAAATATAGAAAGACATGGTAAATAAAATGGGATTTGAACTTAGTGATAAAACTATTGAAAAACTTAACATAATCGGCGAAGATTTCGCTAAACTCCTAACCGAACGAGCAGCTAAAGAGCAAAACGAATTGGCAGAAGCTTTTAGAGCCACTGCTATAAATGGAAAATCTCTTTATGATGAATGCTTAAAACAAGGATTCGATAAAGATGAAGCTATTAAATTTTCAGTTGGATTTATTGTTGGTCTTTCGAAATGATTACTGCCAAATTCAAAAAGAAAAACAACCAAATTTATTGGTATCAAGTCACTGGCCATGCAGGCTTTGCAAATATTGGAAATGATATTGTATGTGCTGGGGTTTCTGCCTTATATATATCAGTTACCAATGCTTTGTTATCATTTGGGAAAACTTTTGAACGTGAAGAAGGATATTTTATACTTGATCCAACAGATAAAGAGTTAGCAAGCCTTAAGATACTTTATGATGGAATAGTTTCAATAGCTGAGCAATACCCTGAACATGTAATAGTAGAGGAGTAAAAAGAATGTCTGACTACTGGCAAAAAAGAGCGATTAAAGCCGAAAAGAAAGTAAATGACGGTGCTAAACAGCTTGAGGAAGTCGTAGCGCAGGCATACAAACAAGCTCAGTCATATTTAACGAAACAGATTGCTAAATTATTTAATCGTACTAAGCAGCAAACGGAACTGACAGATGATGAAGCCAAAAGAACGCTTAATGAAACTGTTCCTATTTCTGAATTAGTTGAGCTTAGAAGATTAGCTAAAGATATCAGCAACCCTGATTTGCAAAGAGAAGCTAAAAAGCGGCTCACAGGACTGGCACTTAAATCAAGAATTACTCGTGCAGAAGATTTAAAAGCAAAGTCTTATCTAGTAACAAAACAACTTGCGGATGTCCAGCTTGATAAGCAGACATCTTTTTATGTTGACACGATAGATGAAGCTTACAAAGAAACTACTGCTGAAACAATTATCCGTGAAGCTCAAGCAAATGCTAAGAATGGTATTGTTAAAGAAGCCTGGAATAAAAAAGACTATAAGTTCAAAGAGTTATCCACCAAATCTGTGGAAAACATTCTTGATAGCCACTGGCTAGGAAGTAACTACTCTAAAAGATTATGGGGAGATACAGAAGCCTTAGCCAAACGATTAGAACAGCTCTTCACGGTTGAAGCTTTAACTGGGATGAGTGAGTTTCAAATGTCAAAGGCAATTGCTGGTGAATTTGACCGCTCAATCAACGTTGCTAGGCGTTTGATTCGTACTGAAGCGAATTATATGGCGAACCAAGCAAAGCTCAAATCGTGGCAAAACAATGGCGTTGAGAAGTATCAAATAATTGCTATCTTAGATTTGAGAACATCCCAAATTTGTCGTCATAAAGACCATAAGATATTTCCAATATCTGAAGCAGTTGTAAATGGTGCAGAAGGTACATATCCACCTTTTCATCCTTGGTGTCGTTCAGTTGCTTCAATGTATTCAGAGCGACTAAATAACATAGTACGCAAGGCGCTTGACCCTATCACTGGTAAAACATTTGATATTAAAGGAAGTACAACTTACAACGAGTGGATGGATAAATTAAAATCAATGCATCCAGATATTGAATTTAAAAATTAAACTAAAAAAACCCTTAATAAATAGTATTGAGGGCAGTGTTTTGGAAAAGCAATAATCATTATATTTTTTATTTACTGATCATATTTTTTCATAAAGGTCATGTCTATCAGATGTCAACCCTAAATGTCTGACGGGAGGGGTACTGTTTGACTTAAGCGCTTTTTTAAATTCTATCCCAATCCTTCTAGGATCTTCAGTAGAGTTGTTAAAAGAGTTCAATTCATTTAATTCAAACTTTTTCCCAGATGGAAAAGATGATATTTCGTTAAACATTTGTTGTATAGTATGTATCATTTTTTGTATCCCTTTTTTATTTTGATAAATAGCTTACCAATATAAACTATTATACAACAATTTTAACTTTGTTAAATAAATATAAAAATAACCCGTCGAATTTTACGGGTTTTTCTTATGTCCAAGCGTGAAGACTTTAAAAGCTCCGGAAGTGCAAGCATTGAACCACTTTAAAAGCAATTGGAAAGGATTAATAACATGATTGAAAAATTACTTAAGTTCAACTTACAACGCTTTGCAGAAAATGGAGACCCACAGGGCCCTGCAGACCCTGAAACTCCTGAATTCAATGCTGACAATTTGACCGATGAACAAGTTGCAGCAATCAAAGAAAAGTTTGGTCTTAAAGATGATACTGATGTTGATTCAATTGTTAAGTCTAAACGAAGTCGTTGGCAGAAAGAACTTGAAGAAGAAAAAAATGAAGCTGCTCGACTTGCCAAACTTTCGGAAGAAGAACGCCAACAAGCGCTGATTCAAAAAGAAAAAGATGACTTTGAACAAGAAAAAGCCGCCTTTCGTCAAGAACAGTTACTTGTAGAAAAAGGTAAACAACTTCAAGAAATTGGTATTCCAAGCGCTTTTGCTGCTCGTATTCAAGGAAACACTGCTGAGGAAGCTATTAAAGATGTCAAATCTTTCAAAGCTGAATGGGATAAAGCCTTAGAAGCAGCAGTTAATGAAAAACTCAAAGCTTCTGTAGATACTCCGCTTGGTGGAGGTGCCACACCAGGGAAACCAGTTGATATTTCAACTTTAACTTATGAAGAAGCGCTGGCACTGAAAAAAACAAATCCAAAAGCCTATGAACAGGCTACAAAATAAGGAGAAAAAAACATGAAAAACAAAAAACTAAAATTTAACTTGCAACGTTTTGCTGGCGATGTAGTAACGTTCTTGAACTCACAAGTTGATCCCGAAGTTATGGGACAAATGGTAGCTGCTCAATTGCCTAAAGCTATTAAGTTCTCAGGAATTGCACCAATTGATACAACACTTGCTGGACAACCAGGCTCTACTATTACACTTCCTAAGTTTAAATACTCAGGAGATGCGCAAGTGGTAGCTGAGGGTGCTGCCATCCAAATGGATGCATTGCAAACTGCAACTCAAACGGCTACAATCAAAAAAGTTGCCAAAGGGATGGCTATTACTGATGAAGCAGTACTTTCGGGATATGGAGACCCCGTTGGAGAGATTCAACGTCAAATCCGTATGGCAATTGCTTCAGCAGTTGACAATGAAATTGTAACTGTGGCTGATACTGCTAAATTAACGGTAACTGCTACCGTTGATTTGGGATTGATTGACAAATTAGAGAATACGTTTGTTGAAGCTCCTGATGCACTTGAAGAACAAGGATTTACTCAAGGCGTACTTTTCTTATCTTATAAAGATGCGGCAACTTTGCGCCAAGCAGCCGGCGTAAACTGGACTCGTGCGTCTGAATTAGGAGATAACATTCTCGTATCTGGTGCGTTTGGTGAGGTATTGGGATGGACTATTGTTCGCTCTAAAAAAATCGCAGATGGTGCGCCAATTGCGGTTAAGCCTGGAGCAATGAAAACATTCTTAAAACGTGATGTTCTTGTTGAGTTTGACCGTGACATCACTAAGAAAGTGACGCAATTCACTGGCGATGAACACTATGTTGTGGCTATCGTTGATGACACTAAAATCGTACGTGTAACAGCCCCACAAGGCTAATAAATGGCTAAATATAAAGTACTAGAGCGTTTCAGGGATATTGAAACCGAAGAACTTCACGAAGTTGGAAAAGTTGTTGAATATACGGTAAAACGTGCGTCCGAAATTCAAAACAATCTTAAGGAATTCGGTATCTCTTTTCTTGAACGAATTGAAGAGACTAAAGACAAGGAGTAATAATCATGGAAGAGAATGAACCAAAAACTAAAGCAATTGAACGTTTAAAAACTGATCTTGGCGTCGATGATGCTACTGGTTTAATTGAGGATGCGGTTATTCTCATCCTGGATTATACGAATCAGGATAAGATGTTAGATTCAATGTGGCTGTATGCTCGACAGTTAGCCACAATTAATTTTAATCGTGAAAGCACAGAGGGAGAGTCTAGTCGTTCAGAAGGTGGCGTTTCTCAATCCTTTATTGAAGATATTCCTTTAAATATCCAGCGTGGCTTGAATCGTTACCGACTCGGAAAGGTAGTTAGTTTTTATGCGCCTGATGAAACGTGACTTAAGAACGGTTTATTTGAAAAGGATAGACCCAAACAACACGCAAGATGAAGAGGGAAACGATCAAGTTAATTATCTTGCTCCAATTGCTCTTGAAATGAATGTTCAGCCCGCAAGTGGTGCTGTCAATGCCACAATTTACGGTTCAAAGCTTTCAAGCATGAAATCATGTAAATATCAAGGTGATGAGCTAAAAGAAGGTAGAGATGAAAACAGTGGCGTTTGCCTGTATGTTGATAAGGACAGTGGCCCTGATTATAAAATCAAGTCGATTCAACCTTATTCTACACACATCAATGTGATGTTAGAAAGGAACGATGACATTGGGAGTTGAAATTAAAGGTTTGGACAGGCTTAAAAGAAAAATTAATGCGATGCCTAAAATCTTAAATGATGCTGTGAATGATGCGACTTATGAAATCACTGAGTTGGTTCGTTCTGCAGCAGAATTAAGACTGGCTTCTAGTATGAAATTTAGTTCTGGAGAATTGCTTGGAAGTCTAAAGACTGAGATTGTAGAAAATGCGGAAGGTAAAATAGTTGGGCGTGTTTGGTCGGATAAAGCTCAAGCCATTTATCGTGAGTTTGGTACTGGTCCAAATGGGCAAGCAAGTTCTAAAGATTTACCAGAAGGGGTTAACCCAGTTTATACGCAAACTCGTTGGTTTATTCCAGCTGAGGAAGTTGGAATTGATTTGAATGAAATCTATGGCATGCCTAAGATTACCATTCAAGGCAAAGAATTTTACATCACAAGTGGTCAACCAGCAAGGCCTTTCTTATATCCATCATTGAAAGAAATACTTCCTCAAATGCCTGAGATATACAAAGAACATGTTCAGAAAAAACTGAGGGAGCTTAAATAATGGAAAGAGTAAATATTAAAGTTGCTACTGTTTCCGTTTTAAATGGTATATCTGAGATTAAAAAAGTAGCAACTGATTATCCAGCAACTTGGAATGACTTTCCTACAGCTATTTACAGAACGGTTAATACGCCACATTTTGTAGATGGAAGTGGAGAGGAACTTCAAACAAAATGGTCAATCGCCATTGAATTATATTCTAAAAGTAGTTTGACCACTATCGTTAATAATATCATTGAACAATTTGGTGATATTGGTTTTACAGGCACACAAAGAGATGCGAATACAGCAGATTTAAAGCGTGTCATTATTGAACTATCCGCAATCGTGGATAATAAAACAAAATACGTTTATTCGAAATAGGAGGAAATAAACATGGCAACAGTAGCAGGATTACTTTCAAAAGATACAGTCCTTTCTTATAAAGATGGCGCAACTTCAAAACCTGTCGCAGCAGTAAAATCTATTCCCGCAATGGGATCTGATCCTGAAAAAGTAGATGTTACCCATTTAGGTTCAGCTAAGAAAGCATATATTGCAGGGATTCAGGATTCAGATAATTTGGAATTCGCAATCATTTATCAAGGAGACAACTTCAAAGATGTTGATACATTGGTAAAATCTGGTAAGTCAGTAGATTGGACAGTGACTTATCCTGATGGTATGAAAGTTGACTTTACTGGTCAACCTTCTTATAAATTTGATGGTGTTGAAGTCAACCAAGCACTTGGATTTAACTTAGTAGTGGTTGTATCAGCAGGCCCTGACTTTACACCAGCACCAGCTGGCAGTGGTCAATAATTTAGCAATTAAAGGTTAGTCAGAGTGGCTAGCCTTTTTATTTTTTATAAATATAGAAATCGGAGAAACAAAAATGACAAAAGAAAATATCGTAAAACTTCCTGGAACTAAACAATTTGAATTTGGTGGATTGAATCTTCAATTGCGATTGGATGGTAAATCTATTATTGCGATTGAAAAACGCTTGGACGAATCACTTATGGGTCTTTTTGTAAATGGTCAAGGTGGTTTTAAATTGCCAGCTACAAACAAATTATTGGTAGTGCTTCAAGGTGCAAACCAAACAAGCCGAGTTTCTGATTCAGATTTAGTTAACGCTTTTGAACGTTTTGTCGAAGCAGGAAACACTACTTTTGATTTGTTCAATGCCATTCAAGAATTGCTTGATGAAGCGGGTTTTTTCGGCAAGGACAAGAAGGAGAACGAAGCGACAAATGGGGAATCTCTGGACAACGAACCAGAAGCACCGAGCGAACTCCTTTAAAAACCTACAATAATTTATCCAGCATGCTTGAGGATTTATACCCTCAGGCAGTTGAAGCTGGTATTTCTTCTACAGATTTTTGGGCGATGACTTTTGATGAAATTATGGTCCAAGTAGAAGCAAATAAAAAAAGGCATGAGAACGAGCTAAAAGAGAAAGCGTTGTTTGATTATACTCAACAAAGGCTTGGTATCTATGCTTTCAATGATCCAAAGAATTTCCCTAAATATGAAGATGCCTACCCTTTCTTGAATCAACTCAAGGAAGAAGTAGAGCAAGCAGTATCTGAGGAAGAAGAAAAGAAACAAGCGATGCTTACTGACCAAGAAATCATGCGACAAAATGCAATGTTAATTCAGGAAACTCGTAAAAGAAAAAGTCAAAAGAAAAATTAAAAAATATTGAATAGAAAAGGAGGTGAGAAATATGGAATTAGAAACGCTAGAGATACTGTTTGATGCAAATACTGCAAAAATGGATGAAGCGCTTAGTAAAGTTTTACCTCGTGTAGAAGCAATTATGTCAAAGTTTGAGAATATCACTGGGAAGTCTATGAAAAAGACTGAAGATAATCTGAATATTGATAAAGGCGTAACGCAATTCGGCAAACAGCTAGAGAAAATGAATCAGACTTTTGAAAAGATGATGGGTCATCTTGAAAGTTCTTCTAAGAAATCATCCGAAAGCATTGGAGATAATTTATCTACTGGATTTAAGAAAGCACGTCCTAAAGTATCAAAAGAAATTGATGCCATGCTAAATGAAATTAATGCAAAAATGGGTCAAGCTAAAGCTGCTCAAGAAAAAGTAGCTTATCTAAAATCACAGCGTCAAAGTTCTTCAGCAAAAGGAGATGGTGGGCAAACAGTCAAATATGATGACCAGATTGCACGGGCTCAGGCATCAATGGTTAAATACCAAGACCAAGCAAAAAGTCTTGCTAGATCAATGAAGACTGAGTTTGATGCAGTGCCTTCGTCTTTAGAGCGAATTGCAAAAGTAATGGATGCCAATGAAGCTAAGTATTATACAATGCGTGAAAGTGTTCGAGCTTTACAAAAGGAATATCAATATCAACTAAAACCAGTCGGAAGTTTTGACAAAGGCTTTAAAAATGTTGATACTCCTGATTCATTGAAAACTGCTCAAAAAATGCAAGCACAGTCTGACAAAATGCAGAAGCTAGCAAGCAGTAACGATGTTCTTCAAAAAGAATATCAAAGAACAGAAGAGCGTGCAGAATCATTAAGAAAGGCAATAGGACGAATTAATTCAGTTCTTAGCCAATCGTCAATGGCAACTGGAACAGCTGCAGCTGGAGCTAGCATGACAGGTTCAGGATTGAAACAATCTGAACGTGCTGTTTCTAAATATGGCGGAGTCTTCAACCGCATGTCAAACTCCATTTCTCACGGTGCTGGAGGAATTGGAAATGGATTGAAAAATTCATTTGGGATATTAGGTAAATTTGGCAGTCTTTTTGGAAACACAAGTAAAAAGATGAACCATGATATGTCAGGGATGACGAGGGGAAACAATGCCTTTGGTCAATCTCTTAAATATTTATTGCCAACATTGATTGTTTATCAGTTATTTGGGAAAGCTATTTCAGGACTTGCCAAAGGGTTTGTATCGGCTCTTAGCACAAATGAGCAGTTTTCTAACTCTCTTAATCAAATTAAAGTTAATTTGATGACGGCATTCTATCCAATTTATACAGCCATCTTACCTGCTATTAATACAATGATGAGTGCTATCGCTACATTGACGGGACAGCTCGCAGCCTTCATTTCACAGTTATTTGGAACTTCGTATCAAGCTTCTAAAAAAGGTGCTGAGGGGCTGTATAATAACGTCCAAGCAATGAATGATACAGGTTCATCAGCGACTAAAGCACAGAAAAAAGTTGATAAGCTTCAACGATCGCTTATGGGCTTTGATGAAATTAATCGTATTGGTTTGCAAGATAAAACTGATGACGATACTGACAAAGGCCAAGATACAAAAGCTCCAGGTATTGATTTTGGGGCTGCGACTGGTAATTATTCAACTCCTAAATGGATGAAGGATATGCAAACCTTGCTTAAAGATTTCTTCAAACCTTTCCAAGATGCATGGAAAAACCAAGGTCAAAAGGTTATTGATGCGTGGAAATATGCACTTGGAGAAGTTATCGGTTTAGCAAGTGCTATCGGGAAATCCTTTATGGAAGTCTGGACAAATGGCACTGGCCAAAAATTCATTGAAAATCTATTAATTTTACTTGCGGATGTGCTTAACATTGTCGGTGATATAGCTAAAGCATTTAAAGATGCCTGGAATGAAGATGGTAGAGGAACTGCCTTAATTCAAACTATTTTTAATATGTTTAATAGCATTCTTGAGCTATTACATTCTATAGCAGGGGCTTTTCGTGATGCTTGGAATGATGGAACAGGAGAAGCTATTGCTGCAAATCTTTTAGAGATATTTACAAATATTTTTAAAGCGGTAGGAAACATTGCTGACCAACTTAAAAAAGCATGGGATCAAGGTGGAGCTGGGAAAGAAATTTTCTCTATTATTTTAGGGATTATCAATGATTTGCTTACACATATTAATAATATGGCAAAAGCTACAGCTGATTGGGCAAAGACCTTGGACTTTACACCCTTGCTTAATGGAATTAAAAAGTTACTTGAAAGCATTCAACCTCTCTCTGATAATATTGGAGCTGGACTAGAATGGTTTTATAAAAATGTACTTTTACCATTGGCTGGGTTTACTATTCAAGACTTAATACCTGCTTTCTTACAAGCATTAGGCGGGGCAATAGATTTTGTAAATGGAGTAATTGAGGCACTTAAACCAGCTTTCAAATTTTTCTGGGATAGCTTTTTGAAGCCAGTCGCTGAATGGACTGGTGGAGTAATTGTTGACGTATTAAAAGGGCTCGGCGATGTCCTTTCAACTATTGGTGATTGGCTATCTGAGCACGGAAAAGATTTTTCTGATTTTGTAATCACTCTAGGAACTTTTGCTGGGGTAGTTGGCGGAATCATCGCAGTCGGTACTGCAATCGAAACATTCGTAGGCTTCCTTGGAGGACTTGCTGCGATTATTACAGGAGCAGGTGGCGTAACAGGAGCTATTGGTTCTCTCGTAGCGATACTTGGCGGTCCAATAACAATAGCTATTGCAGCAGCAATTGCGGTTGGTGTTTTGTTGTATAAAAACTGGGATGAAATTAAAGAAGCAGCCGCAAACCTTGGAAAATGGATAGGAGAGAAATGGGATAGTATCAAGAAAGCTACTGGTGACGCTTGGGACAATGTTAAAAAGGCAACTTCTGATAAATGGAATGAAGCCAAGAAATCAATAAGTGATACGGCCGATTCTATAGGTACTAAAGTTTCTACTAAGTGGGAAGAAATCAAAAAAGGAACAGGCGATGCTTGGGACAATGTTAAAAAATCTACCTCTGACAAGTGGAATGATACCAAAAAGTCTGTTCACGATACAGCCGATTCAATTGGAACAAAGATATCTAATAAATGGAATGAGATAAAAAGTGGTACTGGTAATGCATGGGATAATGTAAAAACATCAGTTTCTAATGCTGCTAATACTGCAAAAACAAATGCTTCAAATGCGTGGTCTAACATGAAAGACAAAATGGGTGGCTACGCTGATACTATCAAATCTAATGCCAAAGGTGCGTTTGATAATGTTGCTTCATGGGCTTCCGACATGGGCAAAAAGATAGGAAAAGGCCTTGAGAATGGGGTCAGTGCAGTCAAAAAAGGTGCAGCCGCAATCGGTAATGGTATTGCTGGAGTTATTGGCGGTGCCGTTAACGGAGTTATTGACGGTATTAACTGGGTTCTTGGTAAAGTTGGTTCTGGCAATAGATTAGGTCATTGGAGTGTCCCAAGGTATGCCAATGGTACTGACGGTCACCCAGGAGGGCCAGCATTAGTAAATGATGGCTCAGGGAGTCAATGGCAAGAAATGTATCGAACACCCGATGGTAAAACTGGTTTATTCCCTAAAGTAAGAAACCTCATGGTTGATTTGCCAAAAGGAACCCAAGTTTTGAGTGGTGCTAAAACTGCAAAAGCAATGTCAGGAATGCCCGCTTATGCAAATGGTATCGGTGACTGGATGGGCGAGAAATGGAATCAAGCCAAAGAAATGGTTGGCGATATTTGGGACTATGCCACTCATCCAGAAAAGATTTTAAACATTGCAATAAGCAAGTTTACTAATCTTTCTCAAGCAGTTGAACCTGCGTTATCTATTGCGACTGGTGGGATATCTACTATGGCTAATGGAGCGATGGGAATGATTAAAAAGGCATTCTCAGAAGGCTCAGAAAGCCCATCAGGTACTGGTGTCGAACGTTGGCGACCAGTTATTAAAAAAGCTTTGTCAATGAACGGTGTATCGACTTCTGAAAACTATGTCAATGCTTGGTTGAGACAAGTACAAAGTGAATCAGGAGGTAATGAGAAAGCCGTCCAAGGTGGATATACTGACATTAATACGATTACTGGTGACTTGGCCAAAGGATTGTTACAAACCATCTCGGCCACGTTCAATGCAAATAAATTCCCAGGTCATGGAAATATCTTTAACGGGTATGATAATGCACTTGCTGCAATTCATTATGCATTGGGCCGTTATGGTGACCCTGGTATGCTTCAAGTGATTGGTCATGGACACGGTTATGCAAAAGGCACGCCATATGTTCCTGAAGATCAGTTAGCAATGATTCATGAAGGAGAAATGGTTGTTCCTGCTAAATATAATCCATATAATTCTATCAGCGATTTCAAATCATTTGAAACTTTGCAGTTGCCTGAAATGTTCACAGACAAACCGACTGATTACAGTAATTCTGGAAACTTTGGTGGAGGTCAAGATGTTTCAAGCTATGGTTTGGCAAATATGAATGGTTCATTAACAAGTGCCATCATGTTGCTTGTTCAATCTTTAGGCGCACAAACGAGCCAAACTTCAAATGGAGATATTGTGATAAATATCGGAGGTAGAGAGTTTGGGCGAATTGCAGTTTCAGAAATCAACAAATATCATCAACAGCTTGGGTACACTGAGCTTAACATTTAGAAGGAGGGATTATGTCTACCGAATTACAATTTAATGGAGTGACGGTAAAAACTCCTAAAGAATTCAGCGTCAGTATTTCAACAATTGACGCTGACTCCTCAGGGAGAAATGCAAATGGAGAAATGGTAAGAGATGTCATTGCTCAAAAAACAAAACTAAACATTAAATGGGGCCCTTTGAGTGACTCAGAAGTATCTGATATTTTACAAAGAATTAATCAACCTTTCTTCGTAGTAATTTATCCAGACCCACAAATCGGAAGACAAAGAAGTAAAACTTTTTATGCCGGAGATTCTACAATGCCTTCTTACTCATGGAACGATAAGTTTAAAGCGATGAAGTGGGAAAACTTATCTGTGAATCTGATAGAAAAATAGGAGGATAAGAAATGCTTACTGTCTCAGATGATTTTAACACTGCTATGAAAGCAGAGAATCGAAGATTTGAGACTCGAATAAAAGTTGGTGATAAAATTTTTACAAAAAATGATATCAATAGTTGGGTATACAGTGGCGGCTCTATTTCTGGTGAAACATTTCAAATAGGTTCAACATTTTCAAATTCTATAAAAATAGAATTTTGTTCAATAATTGAAAATATTAAAGAGCTGGCAGAAGTAACTGTAGAAGTCGGAATAGCAACTTATGATGCAGATTATCATTATGATAATATCCCTCCTGAAAAAGTGGGAAGCGCAAGAGTGGGCTATGCTAAATTGATTCATTATAAACCAACGTTTTATGAGTATGTCTCAATTGGAACTTTTTATGTCACTAAGTGTGATCCAGATAGAAATGAAAACAAAACGACACTTGAAGCAAGTGATCGTTTTGTTTTTTTAGAAAATGAGTATGTTTCTGAACTGACCTACCCTGCTTCTATTCGAGATATAGCTTTAGAGATTGCTAACAAAAGCGGTTCTGTCATTAATGAAACCAACTTTTCAATGATTAGCACCCAAAAAATAAGAAAACCTGAGGGTTATACTTTTAGACAAGCAATAGGTTTAATCGCTCAGTTTGAAGCAGGTTATGCAAGGTTTAGCCGGACAAATCAATTGGAAATCATGCAATTGATCGACCCTAAGTTTGCAGTTTCACCAGCAGAATATTTTCAAAAGGGGCTAACAAAAAATGAATTAATGTACAAAATTGGTGGGATATCTTGTACAGTACCTGTTCAAAGCGAAAGTGGAAATGAACAAGTTACATATTTATCGGGTAGTAATACTGGTCCACAAATTGTTTTAGAAAATAAAGTGATGACTCAAAGTTTACTTGATGATATTTATCAAAAAGTAAAAAACATCAACTTTTATCCTTTTACTTTAAATTGGAGGGGGAATCCAGCACTAGAAACAGGCGATTGGTTAACACTCACTGATAGAGATGGCACACCATTTAAAACTCCCAATTTAAGTTACACCTTAACTTTTAAAGGAGGATTGACAGCAACTAGTTCAGCTAATACTAACTCTTCAGCTCAAACAGTCTCAGCTTATTCCCCACCGCTTAATCAAATTATCAAAGATATTAATTCTCGTGTTGATGCAGCTGGTAAAAATTCAGTTCATGACGGAACAGAAGAACCTCCTTATCCCAAAGAAGGAGATATTTGGTTCAAAAAGAACGGTCCTGATGATGAAATATGGATTTATACAAAACTTGCGGACGGAACTTACGATTGGGTAATGACTACTTCTACAAGATTATCTGATGAAATTCAAGAAAAAATCGACAATTCTGTTCCTTCTGATGAGATTGTAAAAACAATCAATTTATCACAAGAAATGGATGGTAAAGAGTGGTTAAAAATTACGGGTGCAAAAATTTGGTTAACTGATAAAACTCGAATAGATGATGCCATCATTAAAGATGCAATGATTGGTAATTTGAGCGCTTCAAAACTAAATGCTGGAACAATTAACGCTTCGTTAATTAACATCATTAATTTGAACGCTTCGAATATATCGTCAGGAACTTTGACCGCTGTTGATATAGAAGGGGTAAAAATCAAGGGTTCTAAAATCACTTCTGCGGGAGATGATTTTTCTATGCTTCAGGATAATGGAGCAATTACTTGGATAAGAAATAGCGATGGCAAAGAAATTTTTAAATTTTATACCACGTTAATTAATTTGCAAGAAGGAAATGTTCGACTTGATGTTTCTGATTCTGGTTCTTTATCCATTTATAGTCAGAAAACGGATAAAGATTTCTTACATTTTTCAGCCGTTGGGAATACTATGTCATGTTCTGCAGATTTAGATCGCTTGCAAATAACAGGGGATAATAATTCGCTTTCATATACTCCAACAAACTTTGAATATCAATCTAGTGGTGACAATCGTCCTAATTTGAGAGTGGGAGTGACTGGCTTTAAAATAGGAAGTAATGCAACTTACCTATCAGGAGATAACAATGGAGCAATAACTGCTGTAGCAAGTGCTTTGAACATTTTAAGTAATGTTAAAATTAGCCAATTCACTAATATTGGTGGAAATCTTAGTGTTAACGGTAGTCTAAGTGTAATTGGTTCTAAAAATGCTGCTCACGTCACAAGAGATGGGCTTAGATTAACTCCAGCCTATGAAACGGCTGAGTCATACTTAGGTGATATTGGAACGGCAGAAACAGGTGAAGATTGCACAGTTATTGTTCCTATTGAAGAACATTTTTCTGATGTTATTAATACAGAATTCGAATATCAAGTGTTTTTACAAAGCTATAGTGACGGTTTTGTTTATATTACATCCAGAGATAAAACGAGTTTCACAGTGCAATCATCTGTCCCTAATCTTCCTTTTACATGGGAAATTAAGGGTAAAAGGAGAGGATATGAAAATGACCGCTTGACTTTGACTGATATGAAGTTTGAAGAAATAAAAGAAATTGAAGAACAAAACTTTAAAGAGGAGGAAGCATGAATAAAGAAATTGATGCAGAAAAATTGATTAACAACTTACTATCTAAGATTACTCAGTTACAATTTGAAAATGCCAAGTTATCAGTTCTAGTTGAAACGTATGAGCAAGATAATTCTAAGGAGGTTAGCAAATAATGAGTTACGAAAAACAAACCTGGAATAAATATGATGATCTAAAAACTGAAGAAGAGAATATTGAAAATGGATCTGTGGTTACTGACAACCGTATGAACCATATTGAAGAAGGAATTGAAGCTCACACCACTGATTTCAAGAACCCTCACAAAGTTACGGCTGCACAAGTCGGGCTTGGCAATGTTCAAAACTTTGGTTTAGCTACAGAAGATGAGGCTAAGCAGGGAATTAGCAATGCTAAATATATGACCCCTAGCCTTACTCAAGCGGTATTATCAGCTAATATTAATTCAATCGCCTACGCTTATAGCGCAGACGGCACGGACGGCTTCACGACTGTTTATCCGAATTTGAATTTGTTAGATGGAACTAGAGGTTTTAGCGGTACTTGGACAAATTCAAGTAGTTGGGTAACTGATGGAACATATAAAGGTCTAACTGTTAAAAAACGAACCGCTCAATGGAACGGTATTTATAAAACATTTACTGCACCTGAAGATGGTACTTATACCTTCTCAGCTTATATTAAAAGTTCAGGAAATACAGCAAATGTATATAGGTATGGTGGAGTAAATACTACAACATCTCAAGCCATAGTACAAAAACAAATAGGCAATAACTTTGACTGGACTAGAGATAGTGTAACTTTAAATTTAAAAGCTAACGATAGTGTGTGGATTAAATACGAAATATCAGGCGCTGGAACGGACTCAGTTTTATGGGTTGCTGGTTATAAATATGAACAAGGTTCAACTGCCACTCCATACATGCAATCGGCTAGCGAAGTCACAACTGCTGACTGGCCGAAGTATGTAGGTTTCAGCAACACTGTAAAAACAAATAAGTCTGCTAGTGATTATACTTGGTTTCCCGTTAAAGATTCAGAATTAACAAATAAAGTTGATTCTCATATCAATAACAAATCAAATCCTCATACAGTAACCGCAAGTCAAGTCGGGGCATACTCAAAAACTGAAGCAGATACAAAGTTTGCGACCGGACAAGCACTGACAGATTTGTCAAATAAAGTTATCGCAAACAAAGGGAACCTAGGAAGTGGAACTGATTTGAATAGTGTAACTGATACAGGTTTTTACCGTATAGGTGGACTTGTTGGTGGAACGGATATTTTGAACGTCCCTTCTGAAGTTAGTGGCATTAGATTCTATGCCTTTTTAACAGTCATAGGGTCACTTCAAGAATTAACAGTATATTCTCCTAAACAAGATACAACTTGGACTTATAGTCGTTCTGTATCAGGAAGTACGCCAATTTGGAGCAGTTGGTCAAAAACTGTAATGGCTGATGATTCTGGGAAAGTGACTGTAACAAGAATTGAAACAACCTCTGACGTTAGAACTTGGGTTTCACTTACCTTAAGTAATGCTGGGACTGCTGTACTTAGATATAAAAAAATAAATGGTGTTGTCTACTTGTACGGTGAGGGTAACTGGGGTTCATTTACTGCTGGTCAATCTAAAACTATTTGTACTCTACCTCCTGAATTGAGACCTGATGTAACTTGCAACTATGTTATTACTACTCAAAATGGTAGTGGTCAACCAATGGAGTTACAAGTTCAAACTGGAGGAAACGTTAATCTTTGGAGTGGTTTAGCCTCTGGCGGTAGATACGGTGGATTTGTTGGCAATTATCCACTTCCATAAAAAAGAAAAGAGAAGAAGGAGTAATGGTGGAAAAAGCATAGCAAGAAGTTCTTGAATAAATTATAAATAATTAATAAAATAAAAGACCTATCAATGGATAGCTTTTTTAATATGAAAGGAAAATACAAATTGGAGTATCAATTATTTGGGGTTTCAGGACTGATCTTAATCATTTTAGGACTGACATGGTTAAAAGATGGGGAGAAAATGGATCCACCTTTGAGAAAAAGAATCATTATTGATTTAACAACAATCGCTTTGTTTTGGATTGTATTTGAGTTTTGGCACTTCTCAAGCTCAAGAGCTTATGAAAATGAAGTAAATTGGATCATCAATGGTTCGCTTGCTTTCTTTGGGGCACGAATGATTCAATTGATTTGCCAAGTAAATCCAATGTTTCAAGAGTTGGTGAATTACTTGAAATCTAAGAATGACAAAACAGATGTTATTGAAAATGAAAGTACGGAGGAAAACAAATGAAAAAATTAATGAAAAAAGCTGCCATTGGAATGGTAGCTTTCTTTGTTGTCGCAGCAAGTGGACCAGTATTTGCGGCAGTTGGTGACCAAGGGGTGGACTGGTCCAAATATAATGGAGATTATGGTAATTTTGGCTATGACCATGATAAATTTGCTTTTAGCCAAATTGGCGGAACATACGGTGGGGTATTCGTGGACCAAGCGACTTATTCAACACAAGTTGCATCTGCCATTGCTCAAGGGAAACGAGCGCACACTTATATTTGGTATCAAGTTGGAGGTTCGCAAGAAGTAGCAAAAGCGGCACTTGACCGTTATTTGCCAAAAATACAAACGCCAAAGAATTCTATTGTAGCTTTGGACTATGAAAGTGGAGCAAGTGGAGATAAACAAGCGAATACTGATGCGATTCTTTACGGAATGCGACGTGTAAAAGCTGCTGGATATACTCCAATGTATTATTCTTATAAGCCTTACACTTTGGCAAATGTTAATTATAAGCAAATCATCAAAGAGTTTCCTAACTCACTATGGATTGCGGCATATCCAAATTACGAAGTGACACCAGTTCCAAATTATAGTTTTTTCCCAAGCATGGATGGAATTTCGGTATTCCAATTCACCTCAACTTATGTTGCTGGCGGACTTGACGGGAATGTCGATTTAACTGGAATCACTGACAAAGGTTATGAGAACGGAAACGCAACCAAACCTGATACTGACACACCAGCCACTGATGACGGTAAGGATGCCAACGAAGTGACACCAAGTAAAATTCAGGAAGGAATGACTGTCACAATCAAGTTCAGCGCTACAAATTACTCAACAGGTCAAGCAATTCCAAAATGGGTAAAAGAAAATTCATTTAAAGTCCTTCAAAAATCTGGCAATAAAGTATTGCTTGATAATATCATGAGCTGGGTTGCAGCAAGTGATGTTCAAGCGCTAGACACAGGTGGAAATAGCTCAACTGGGAATACTCAAACTCACATTGTTCAGTCTGGCGATACTTTGAGTGGGATTGCTTCCAATTGGGGCACAAACTGGCAAGAATTGGCTCGTCAGAATAGTTTATCTAATCCGAACATGATTTATACTGGTCAGGTTATTCGCTTCACAGGCGGTCAATCTGGGGCTACATCACGAACTTACACAGTACGCTCAGGAGATAATCTTTCATCAATTGCCAGTCGCTTAGGAACAAGTGTTCAAAGTCTTGTTTCAATGAATGGTATTTCAAACCCTAATTTGATTTATGCTGGTCAAACATTAAATTATTAAAATTAACCCCGCTTCGGCGGGTGTTTTTCTTATTTAGTATAAAAAACTATCTATTGTGATACAATATACTTAGAAAAATAGCAAGGATGTGGAATTAAATAGTGCAAGAAATTCATATACCTAAAAGCATTGAACTGAGTCAAAGAAGCCTGAATCATATTCTTTATCAAATTGATTCACTAAAAGAACAAGACAAAGAGGTTCGTTTTGATTTTTCTGAAACTACCTGGATTAATGCTGAATTGAGTGTTTTTTTAGCTGTACTTATAAATAAGATTCATAAAAAGGGATATAATCTTTATGGTGCTCCTAAAATTGATAAAGTAATTAATATATTAGCCAAAAACGGTTTTTTAGAAATGTATGGTTTAATTGAAGAATCTGAGCCAGATAAATATGGAACAGTTATACCATTCAAAGTTTTTAAATCTGACGATTATGACAAAATAGACAACTATTTAAAAAACGATGTTTTTAGCAAAATTAATCGACATGTAAATTCATTGGATTTGGATCAGATAACAGAAAATATTTTTGAAATTGTTCACAACGTAAAAGATCATTCGCAAAGTAATCTTGTATTGATATGTGGACAATGGTACCCTAATCTAAATAAGCTATCTTTAGCAATTGCAGATGATGGTGTAACAATACCAGAAAGTTTTAGAGAATTGTTTTCAAACACTCAAAAGAGTGATTCATTTTTGGTAGATTATTCTACACAAAAAGGAGTATCAACAAAAGATGTTTTTGATAGCGGGTTAGGTTTATACACCTTGAAAAAAGGTTTCACAAAACTTGGAGAATTGAAAATTTTATCAAAAACTGGTTTAGTAATATATAACGAAAACATTGATAAACAGATAGACTTAGAAGCACCGTTTCCGGGTACATTGATACGATTAGCTTTTTTGATTAAATGATAAGGGAAGGAAATTAATATGTCAGAAAATATAAAAGTTAAAGATATAATAGAAACAAGTTTGGCAGTTTCTTCTGATAAAGCAAAAAAACTTTCAGAAGTATTAACTACTAAAATTAACAAGAAAGAAGACGTTGTTCTAGATTTTTCAGAAATAAGAACAGTTACTACAGCTTTTTTAAATGTGGGTGTGGGAAGAGTGTATGGTGAGAATAAAGATGCGTTCAAAAAGCATGTATCCGTTAATCCGTCCACTATTACTGAGCTACAGAAAAGCAAGTACGATTTAGTTCTAGAAAATTCGAGTGCAAAGCGTTCAGGAGAATATCTCGAAAAAATGAATGAGGTATTGTTAAATGGCAATAAGAATTAACCCAAAAACGTGTGATTTTAGTGATACTGATAAAATATTTATAGATACAAATATATGGCTTTATTTATTTTACCCGGGGAATGGTGGAGATTTTGGTTATAGTGATATATATGAAAATTTAATTGATAGTGGTGCTAAGTTATTTATTAGTGAGCAGGTTCTATCTGAATATGTAAATAGAATATTACAAGCGGACTTTGAAAAATATAAAGAAGCACAAAGACAATTGGGGAACGTTACAGAGATATCATATAAAAAGGATTATAGACCAACTTTGCATTTTAAACAGTCTTATTTGTTAGCTATGAGGTCTATTAATGAAGACTTATTAAGTGTTGCTAATGTTATTTCTATAGATCATAAAGATTTAGAAAGTTGGTGTTCTGAATATGAAATGCTTGATTTTAACGATAATGTTTACATGAAATTATCGGAAAAGCAAGGATTTGGAATACTAACTCATGACAAAGATTTTTGCTCTATTAAGGCTCCGATAAAAATTTACAGACTTTCATAAAATTCCTCTTCGCCCTCCGGGGCGTTTTTCTTTTGCCGTTATTATGATATAATTTTCGTAAAGAGAGGAACAGCTTATGAAAAAAGGTAGTGATGGATTAGGAATCGAAACAGGTTTGTGCTTAGGAGTGGCATTTGGGATTATTTTTCATAACTTAGCTATGGGTATTGGTATCGGATTGTTATTTGGTCTTGCTTTTGATTACAGGAAAAAGAAATAA